GCTTTAAGAGAGTGGGCTGTGTGTTTGTACCCGGGTAAAAGACTAAAATGACCCAATTATTTGTCTTGGTCATTAGTCTATGGGGTTTTGATGGTAACGAGTGGGTTTACGTTGGCAATCAAATTGTATTAAACGAACCTATGATAAAAGAGGAGTGTATGGAGATGAGAGAAGATTGGTCATGGCATGAACAAAATGAGTTTTATCGTTTTTCTATAGAATGTCATGAGCAGTAAACACGTTTGGCAGTGGTATTGGGCATACGATTGGTTAAATCAAAAATATAAAGCAATTTATTTTGGACCAAGATTAAGTTGGATGAAATTATTTAAAAAGAGGAAGAGTGATAAAAAGAAAGTTAGAAAGATACGCGCAAGTTCTAAATAATATAGACGGCGATCAAGACAAGTTTGTTTGGATTATGGACTTTGGTAAAAATTCTTTACCTATGAATGATGAACATAAAGTTCAATCATTTGAGGTGCCTGGTTGTCAATCACAGACCTGGTTAGTTCCACACTTTGTTGATGATAAAATATATTTTACGGCGGACTCAGCTGCGCTTATATCGAAGGGTATGGTTAGCATGATAGCAGACGTGTATAGTGGCTCGAGCGCCCAGGACATTAACAAGTTTGATCAAGATGAATTCAAAATATTAAAGTTAGATACTTTATTAACCCCAGGAAGAAATAACGGTGTGCATGGAATGCTTAAGAAAGTTAAGGAGTACGCGCAACTATAGAAAGCAACAATGGCCTGCACGCGTGGGCTATGCTAAAGTAGGTGACGGTCCTTGGCTTGAGGTATGGAATGATGGATCTAAACGTCCAGTGTGTTTATGGTTTAGGATAGTACGCCTATTACCCAGAGTGTTCCAAAAAAAATATAAGCTATAGTTACAGGTTCCATTATTTACGTTCTATAATCTTTTTTATTTTTAATACGCCTTCTGAATCTGGTTCTAATTCTGCTAGCACTTGACCACATTCATAACGAATAACATTTGTTCTGTTATCTGCCAAATTGCGCTCACTTTCCCTTTTAACTTTAAGGCAATGAGCTAAACCTTCTGTCTTCATGAATCCATCCATGGACCCATTGACTATCATCATCATTGCGAATACTACCTCAGTTACTGCCATTTTGTCTTACCTTATCTTTTAATTGTTCTACGTCTTTTTGCATTTTCTCCACCTGTGTTTTTAAAAAATCTATATTTATATTATTACTTTCAATTGATTGTATTTCTTTTTCCATGACCTCATTCTGTCCGGCTAGAAACTCGATTAACATATAGAGCTCCTGATTTACAGGGGTCTGCTCAGCTTTTTTTAACAAATCGGCTTCCATCAATTGTCTTGCTGTCTCAAGTTGGGTTAACCTTTGTGTTAAATCGCTGTAAGCAAATATCCCAATCCCTATGGCCGCGATGAGGCCAATTAGGTTTCTCATAGGCATACTTATGCTAGTGTTATCTGATATCTTCATGATGCTCCTAATGGGTTTTCTAAAGCACGTTTAATCCTTTTATCTATTTTCTCTTCTAGTTCTGCTTGTGCTTCTTTTATGTCAGCTTCTAGTTTTTTCATATCATCTTCTATATCTTTAATAGTTGTTTTTAATTCTTGCGCATTGTCTCTAGAATCCTCTTTGGTTTGTTGTTCAACGTCATTAACAATAGATTCAATACGTCTTACGTCCTGGCGTAGGTCATTCTTTAATTCGTTTGCTACATCTGATACAAGTCTTATTTCTTGCATCATCATTTCCATTTCACCCATTAGCATTTCAATTTCTGTCTGTAAGAGCTCTGTCTTGCTAGACATTTCTTCTTTTGTTAGCGCAATGTTCTTATCAAATTCTGATAGATCCGGTGCTACATATTCCTGGATCTGTTGTTTCATTGTTAGATAATCTTTGTAAAATTCAAAGCCGCCCCATAAAGCACCACCAGCTGTGGTGAGTGCGGTCAATACCAGGAATATCTTCCCGCCACGAAACTTAATACCTGCTACCTCTAATTCTGCCACTGGCTCTCCTCTATTTGATTCATCAGGCCATCACTTCCGACAAATAAAAAATAGCCTGCTATATTATTATCTTCTATCTTTGTATCAGGAATTACCATATCTGTAAAGAATCCGACCCTATCCTCTAGCTGTTGCTGTGAGTCAAAAAAAGTCTTTGTGTCACCTAGCACCTGCATGACTATGAGTGTTTTAGTCTGGTTAGTAGAATCATATCTACCTTTATCACCCATTTTCTTTACAATTTTCTTAGCAGCTTTTTCTTTTTGCTCTTGTTTTTTTACAGGTTTCTCATTGTCTTTACTCTTATCGGCTTTACCCTTATCTTCTGTTTCTTCCATATCTTCTGGTTGCTCCTCATCTGCTTCAACCTCTGATACGCTCTCTTTGTTCTCTGCCTCTTCTGCCACATCTTCAGTAGGCTCTTCAGCAGGTTCTTCAGTAGGTTCATCTTTTACCTCCTCCATTTCTGGTTTAGATTCCGGTTCTTCCATTTCTGGTTCTGGCATAGGTTCTTCTTGGACCTCGTCCATTTCAGGTTGTGGTGTCTCCATCTCCGGTTCAGGCATATCCATCTCCGGCATTTCTAAATCCATTTCCATTTCCATCTCCATTTCAAATTCTAATGCAACTACTTCGATTTCTTCCATCTCCATGGCTGGCATGTCAGGCATATCCATTTCAAAATCCATCTCAAAATTAAAATCCATCTCCATTTCCATCTCAACAGTTTCGTAAGATACATCCATGTCAGGCTCATCAAATTCTGGTTCAAAATATAAATCATCACCTGGACCATCAACAACAATGTCATTGTGTTCAAAAATATTTTCAACAATATCAATAACTTCAGTCTCTGTGCTACCACCCATCGCTACCCACATTTCAACAGTGGTTATTGTTTCACTAACGATTGTGTTTACCACGTTGTATAATACATTTATTTTTACATCATCAAAAAGCGGTCCAATTGCCAGGTTGATATCGCGTCCACCTACCTCCACAATTATTTTTGTAATAGATCCAGAGAAATCCCATCCACCTGCATACTCAGCAAATCCTGTTGCAACACCTGATTCAGATAATATATCCGTGCCACTAAATACATTTGTATTACCATTACGTCCCGTTACATGCATATAAATACGATCTTGTGCATCTTGTTTGTCTATTTTAATTGTGTAGTTTGTTCTCCCTCCGTTCTCTATATCTAAGTCAGAAATATCTATTGTATTAATAAATGTAGTACCCATGCCACTCACACCCATTATTGATGTTGAGTTACCACTACCTGTGATTTGTGCACACTTATCAGCACCTAGTCCGTAGCAGCTGTTGCCTGAGGGCATGTTTGCAGGACCTTGTCCTCCCCAGTCCACATCCATATCACCTTCGTATTTAGATGTGACATAATCATTATCACCATCAAGTAAATCACCTGAATCTTCATTAGTTGTAGTTACTGTTGTCGTTGTTGTGGTAGTTTCTGTTGTGACTGTATATCCATCAGCTTGGTATTCTGTGGTTTCTACTATGTCTTCTACTATTGTCTCTTCTACACCTGGCGTACATAATCCTGTTGCTGTAACAGGACACTCAGCTCTAAGGGAAAAAGGCGACAATACCAGAATGCATAGCCATGCCAAATAAAACAAATTTCGCAAATTTTTGTCCATCAGTTAATCCAGTTGTTTTGTTTTCTTCTTGTTTAATCATTTCTACTTTCTTAAATACTTCTGATCCTTCAGGTATCATATCAGAGTTAGCTTCCCATTTCTCACGTGCTTCTTCTCCAATAGACCCCATGTATGGACAAACTGTGCCTGCCATATACATCGCATCCCAGACACGAGGGTCAGCACATAATGTAGATACTGCTGCTACTTTCATGCCCATGGAATATAAAGATCTAGATAATTTTATTCTTTCACAGTTTTCATCAGTGATAGTAATACCGCTGCTAATACCGAGGATCTGGGTTTGCACGGCACCTGCAGCTGCTGTCTTACACACGTCAGAGTTATTTACTACAACACTAGGTGAGTTAGCAGTTGGTGGTGCCTTGTCCGTTACTACGGTCGAAGACACCGTTGTATTTGTATCAGCACTGTTAGCATCTGTTGCCACGGCAACGACTGTAATGATTGTTAAGAGAATAAATAATGATTTCATAAAATATTCATACCTTGTATAGGAAAAGCATCAAAGGGTAAACAATATCCCGTAGTCTTTAAACCAGCCTTATATTCTGCGCTTTTTGATTCATATATATTAAGATAATCTACTAATGCTTGCATGCATTCTTCCTCGTTAGGATACAAAAAAGAATTGTTCTTTACTGAAGGCATACCAGGCATTGAGATTAGTAAATATAATAACCATACTTTAATTGTCATTCTTGTTGTTTTAATCCGTAAAAATAATTAGTATCATCGCCAGCTGTCCATTTACTTTTATTTTCAACTGAATAATATTTTGTTGACACCTTGAAATCAGGTTGCAATGTTTGTGAAGGCGTTAAAGATTTATCGTAGAATATGACTCTATTATTAGGTTGGGCAGCGTAGTGTCCATTATCTAATTCTAGTATATTAAACGATTTGTGCTCCTCTGGGACCTCTGAGTAATTTACATTAAGGATATTTGTATCCGCATGGCAACTGTCAATCGTAAATAAGTATTCACCATAGTACCATTTCTTTGATGGTGCAAGGTATTTACAACGTGTGCCAGCGAGTGAGGATTTTTCTACAACAGTTATGTGGTAGCTAAACGCGTCCCACAGCTCTAGTTCTTCTAGTTCAAGACTATCTTTAATATCAGGGGAAGTAACAAAAGCACTAATAGGGAGCTTATCATAAAGAGCACCATATTCCGGCAGATACGTTTCAAAGTAGAGTGCTCTGCCTTGGATTGACTTAACAGTAATCCAAACACCTTCTACAAATTCTCCGTGACCTTTCTCGTGGTCATACAGATATTCTTTTTTTATATATACTTTTGTCGGTGGTAGATTTGCTACTAGAAACATTGCCTCTCATATAATATTTATGTGGCTCGTATTTTAACCATTTTAAAAACTTTTTCCAGTACTTTACCATGCGTTCCTTTAATTGGGGACCCCCTGCAACGAATGTGCCTGGAGTCCACCGAGATGAAATGAAGTTGAGAACTTTATGTGTACATTATGTGTTGATAATGTGCAAGAAAAAAATGCTTGACAGGTTTTTTTGTAATGGTTTGTAATGGTGTCAAGAAAATAATTTTACTTGACTTTAAAAAATCCTTGTTTTCTGCCAAATAAAGTACTTGTTTTGTTCATATGAACATGCTATAATAAGGTAAATGAGGATGGTGCAACATTCTCCGAGTATGGCTGAACAACAGTCTCCAGGTTGTAAGGCACAGTTCTCGCAAGGTATGGTCGAATGACTGAGGGTGCGAGGGTTGGTACTGAAGTACTTGTTAGCATAGGACATGTTGACTGGACGGGAAAAGGTTGGGGGTAGTCAAAGAATCCCCCTACTCACTTAAAAGAATTATGATTAGTAAAACGAAGTTTGATGAGTGGATAAATAAATCTAAACCAGGTGATAAGATTACTTATTATCGTGGTTACATTATGGGTCCACATTTACAAAAGTATTCGCCCACGAGCGATGAGCGCCGTGTGCGTGCGATCAAGTCATATGCTTATAATAAATATTTATCTAATGTTGTTACATTGGTTCAAAAAAAGCATGGTGATTTTGATTATGAATATATGGCAGTGAGGTTGTGATGTGGTTTTTATTCTTACCAATAAAAATAGCAATTTTTATTATGGTATGTCAGTATATAATTAGTTGGGCATTTGGAACATGAATGAACCAATAATTAAAGAAGTTAACGTGCATGATGAATTAAAGCGTGCACGTAATGCGTTTTATGACGCAATGTTTGAGGGGAATGAGGAAGAAATGTGTGCAGCGAATAATGCTGTAGGCTATTACGAATCAATGGATGGTGTATCTTGCCCCGAGTACCCAGGCTTTTAAAGGAGAAATAGAATGAAAGAATTAGTAGAAGCAGCAAATAAAATGAATAAAGTTTTACGTGAGTGTGAAGATGATTGTAGTAATGCAGATCAAACACTTAATGAGTTAAGTAAGATAAAGGTGCACGGTGTAGTGTTTCCTACGTTGATGTTACTTGAAATAATGAACAAATTTGCAGAAGGTGCAGAGGAACGTGCTAAGGCAAAATTTGATACAACTAATCAAGAGCAAGAGATTCAAAATAGGTATGCTGATATAGCTAATAAATGGAATAAACTTAATTAATGGATATTAATTCTGTACCGATGGTTCGTATTACGTGGGAAGATGCGCGTGATACAGAGACAGGGTGGATTGATATAAAAGAAATTATAGCAGCCCCGTTGGCGACGTGCCAGGAGGTTGGATGGATGGTTGTGAATAATGGTGATAAAGTAGTGATTATGAGATCGTGGTGCTTGGACCGGGAAGATAATCATGGTGGTGGAGCAATAGCAATACCAAAAGGATGGGTTAAAAAAATAGAATATTTACAGGTGGGACATGCAGACGTACGAAATTAATTTATGGTTAGATAAGACAATCATTGAGAAGGTTGTTAAACAATTTGAGAATGATGAACAGGTTATGGAGTATATTAAGAATAATTTTGATACAGATCCACATCCAGAGTTTCCATCATTAGATCCAACACGTGGATATGTACGTCCCAAAGCGTCAAAGTATATTATTACATGGTCTAAGGTTCATACATATGTTAGAAAGAAAGGACCAAATAGGATAGAATTAACAGAGGAAGAAAAGGAAATACAAAAGACCCTTGAGGCATCAATTACAAAAGAAGCGATTGATGAGTGGGGTGAGAATGAAATGTTAAATACAGTAAGGAAAGATTATTGGAGTCATCCAGATGCAAAAGGTCAAGAAGAAAAAAGATAAACAAGGGTTAACACCCAAACAAAAAATAGTATTTGATATAATAAAAGCATTTATAGATCAAAACGGTATAGCACCATCTTATGAGGAGCTAAAGCAATTAATAGGGTCACGTTCCAAGTCACATGTGCATGGATTTGTGCATCAATTAATAGCTCGAGGATGGATAGGAAGAGGAAATGGCAGAAATCGGTCAATTTATATTTTGTAATGTGTCACCTATAGTGGTATATTTGCTCAAAAGTTTTTTTTATTTTGTTACCGGGGACCAAACTGGTGCCACAGTGACACAATTGACGATTAAGTTATATAAATCAATGACTTATTATGTGTCACCTATGTGTCACTACTCTAGACGACGCAAGGCACTTTTTTGTTTTTTGGAAATAAAAATGAGTAAATATTCAACTATACTGCGGGGTTTTGCATGGTAGATGAAAGATTGAAAGGTGCCACAAGTGGTGCCACAAATATGTCAAAAAAGTATCCAATCAGAGCGGATGGATTGACAGATAAACAACGTGTGTTTGTTAAGATATATTCTGAGAATGAGGGTAGGTTGACTCCAACAGAATGTGCAAGACAAGCTGGGTATAATGAAGATAGTGCTAATGTGAGGGCATCTGAATTATTAAATGGTAAAAGGTACCCAAAGGTTGTAGAAGCTATCATCGCACGTAGAGCTGAAATTGAAAAGACACACGAGGTAAAGTTAAATAAGCATGTACAAGAGTTGGCAAGACTGCGTGAGAAATCATTGGCAGAAAAGTCTTATAGTGCTGCTGTTAATGCTGAGCGGTTGCGTGGGCAAGCTGCCGGATTGTACATTGACCGTAAAGAAATCAGGACAGGAAGTATCGACTCTATGTCGCGTGATGACGTTTTAAAAGCTTTAAAGGAATTAGGTATTGATGGACAATTTAAAAAAGAAGGAGCACAAACAGTCTTGGAAGTCGAAAAGGAATCCAATAGCGAAGGACCTAAAGACATCACCCCTGTGGAAACAAAGGGTGAACAAAAACAAGAAGAAGTATGACCGTAAAGACGGAAACAAATTTTTGGAAGACTTTAAAGAAGTACTTAGACGGTGGTGAATATATTGTTTCACGCCTTGAAAGTTATGTTACACCAGGATTCCCAGATTGCTTAATTTATCATAGAGATACAGGTTTCTTCACAGTTGAATTGAAAGTGCTGGGAAGTAATAATAAAGTGACGCTATCACCATTCCAAATTGCATGGAATATGCGTCATGCTACAGCTGGCTCACAGTCTTATATCCTTGTTAACTTGCCTCTGGCAGAGCAAGTTAAACTGTTTCACGGATGTAAAACCAAGGAACTTGGGGAAAACACCGTGTTCCAAGTGCCTGGGATCTATGAGGGTCCGCTCAAGGACCTAGACTTCGTCAAACTCTTGAGTCCTCAAACTCCCAAACTCCCTTAACTGCGACCTTTAGCCGCGGCCCAGGATCCGTGCAGCTGGGCGCCCGGCGCCCGGTGCGCAAACTCTCGCAAACTCTTACAGTTTTTCCCAGTTTTCCGCGGATTCAGTTTCCTGACTCTGGAGGCCGGGATCCAGGATGCAGCTGGCAAACTCCGCAAACTCCCCAGTTTTCTGCCGTTTGTTCCTGAAACGTGAGCTTCCATCCTGCAGCCAGGGCGCGCCCGGCGTCTTCACCTTCGTACCAAAAAGTTATCCACAACTAATTGGAAAGAGGTGTTGAATTTGTCGATTGGAAATGTTATATTATACTTATCCTTTAATAGTGAGTGACCCAGTAGGTGAGAGGCAAAAGTAAGGGATAGAAATAGATTGGAGTTAATATGGTTTTACCAGAAGATAGTAATAATCCAATAGTGGACGCATTACGAGAAATTACAGAATCATTAGACAGAAGTACAGCTACTTTAAATAGGATTGCTGACCACTATGATAAGATAGTGCCTGTCATGAAAGAAAATGCTGATACTGTTGCTGAAGCAAATAGAGATAACCGAAGTCCTTTGGACAAGATGTACGAATCGGTATTTGGAGAACCAGAAACAACTAACTGATTCTCAAACTCCGCAAACTCCCTGCGACTATTTGTCGCAGGGATAACCTGTGGATAAGTGGCCGGGCGCGCAGCGGGACCTCCAGCGTAAACTCCGCTCGCAATCTCCCAAACTCCCGGAACTCCGCCATTTTTCAGATGACGGATCCTGCTTCACGCACCGGGCGCGCCGGGGAACTTT